AGACCATCAGGTGTAACCATTGTCATAGTAGTTCCAGAAACTTTAACTTGAAGGTTTCCAGCAGAGTTTGCCTTACATACTTCTTCGAATACCTTATTGTGTGGGATTGCGTAAGTCTCTCCTGAATCATCAGTAAATACCTGAGTCATGTTGTTGGCATTAGCTCCACAGATTAATGCCATCTTAACTGCTGCATCTTGAGCAGCCTGATCCCCAGACTCAATCGCAGATTTCATTTCCTTAAATCTAGCCTCCCTCGCTACCACTTCCGCAGCCCTTTGTTGAGTGCTCTCGTCACCGAAGTCTTGGTAGCCTTTGTCTCCTTTAAATAGGGCCTTACCTAGAGCAGATTCCTTTAGCGCGTTGTAACCTAGTAGACCTTTTACTCTTGCAGCGATACCCTTGAGCCTTGTCTCAGGAGACTCAGATTTGATCTTACCATCTTGTCCAACATAGGTTGTAAACTCAGTCAGAGGCTTTGTCATCTTTGCGATCTTAGCCTCTAGGTTCTTCATGTATTCTACCGCTCTGTTCTCTCTAGCCTGATCGTTACCGAACTGCATGGAAGAGATTCTTTTTTGGAACCCAGGCTCCATGTTGGCATCGTTGCGAGCTTCGCCAGTCATGATAGCCATCATTCGTTCAGTAGAATTGATCTCACCCAGTTTGACTTTTTTGAGTTTCTCAATTCTCTTCTGACCAATACCCACAGCGAAGGTTCCGTCGTCTCGTTTTTTAACTTTAGAACCAAATTGCTTGGCTGCTGCCTCTGCTCTAGCCTGATCGTTGTAAATTAGATTGGTATCCTCACGGCCACCAGTCTTGATCTCTCTACCCGCTGGTTCTACATTGTCTGCGCCCGCTGCCTTTACGAAAGCCATCTGGAAAGATAACTCTTTTAGGAACCAGTTCTTAAGTGCGGTGTTGCTCTGTGCAATTCCTGCTTGTTCCGTGAGAACTTCTCTCTCAAAAGTTTCGTCTAGCCCTAATGCAACATCGTCCTGTACATTTAAAGACTCAGCATACTCTGTAAGGAATTGTCTACGCTTGTCGATCTCCGCTGCTACTTCTTTGAATGCTGCTTGACGGGAAGCCTCATCGGGAGCGGCTAATAGACGAACTCCTAGCTGGAGAACTAATTCGTTGAAGGTGCCCTTAACTGCATTAATGGCGTTTGTGCTTAGATTGTCTTCTGCAATCTCATTAAGATTAATGTCTGCGCCGCACTTATCTTTAACCTTGTTAATGGCATCATTCTGTAGATCATTTGGCGTAATAGTTACACCTTCAGAAGTGTCTGAGCCAAAAACAACCATTCGGTTTTTATAAAAACCAATCTTCTGGGTGATAGTATCACAATCCCCTTCGCCTCCAAGGAAGTCCATAAGGGCATCGTGGGATTGAGCTACAGAGTTAAGTAGTCCAGGCTCCATCTGACCTTCGCCTGTCTTCTGACCTGTCTCTGGGTTGACCTGAACTACCTTACCCGCTGAAAGCTTGTGTGCAAAGCCAGCATTACTGGCTCCTGTTAAATAAACTCCAGGGTTTTTACAATACTTGGGTTGGCTCTTGGGATCATACTGCTCGCAAGCAGATTGAACAGTTCTAATACTATTATCAATTGAGTCTAAAGCAGGGCTGATTTGATCTAAATTATATCCGCGTTCCTCAAACGCACCTCCTGGCTGTGCAAGCTTGGATAGTCTTTCGGCCTCTGCCTGTTGCTCTTGATCCTCTATGTTATCTCCAACCTTATCTGATGCAGGGGGTTCTTCTCCCTCGCCCGCCATGGCTTTAAACATCATCTCCCACACGGTATCGCCAGCAGTGTTTGGTTTTCCGTTTTGTTTTACTTTTGCTCGGGCTCCATTAGCATCCAACACTGTGGCTTGTGGGATATCAGGACTAGGTGGTTTTACCGAAACCCCTCCGTCCTTAGTTTGTCTATATTTAAAACTTTTTAAGCCAGGATAATTTGGATCTTCAATACTTTGCTCATAGCCTGGGGTAGCTGGAGCGTTCTTTAGTATGGCTATCAAAGCAGATTCTGCCTTAGGATCATCCTGCTCGCAAATATATGTCAGCTTGAATGTTCTCTTTTTGAGCTTACTGTAGCTCTCTAATAACTCTGAAAGGTAATCCATGATATATTATAGCCAAGCGAGAAAAGGCTCAGTCTGAATGTAGGTACAGACTGAGCCTTAAGAGTTATCAACCAACTCTATCAGGAGGGGTTGGAGTAGTTGTAAACATTCATGAAGTCGTACTTGAAGTTTACAGTCAACTGGTGGAACTGGTTTTGTGAGTAGTTGAACTCAGAGGCAGACCATGAAATGGGATAAACACCATAAAGCTCAATCGTAGAGTGAGGAGTTAGGGTGTTGTCAAGCATGACAATCTCCACCTTATCAGCCTTAAAGCTCTGTCCAGTAGTACCTCCTGGCTGGGCGCTCTTAGTCATCTCACCAGTGATGGGATCATAGGTGTGACGGAAGAAGCGGTAAAGATCAGAGGCGGTCTCACGAAGGTACAGGTTGTCGAAGTCGATGGTAAGCTCGCCAGGAGTGGTCTTGCCTGGGTAGTGAAGCTTATCGTTGACACGATCAATAGTGATAGTCTCGTTCTTCATCTCAAGACCACCGACCTTCTTAGCAGCTAGGGTAAGATCAGTTTGGTTAGTAATATCCTCAGGAAGACCGAAGAAGTGAACTTCAAACTGATAGGCCCGAACCGAATCAAGGTCAGTTGATACGGTAGGCAGACCCTGCCCAGGGGTGAAGTCTCTGCCATATTTATTCTTGTAGTAAGATGTTGCCATTATTTATCTCCTTAGAGGGAACCTAACTGAGCCGACTGGTTGGTCAGGTTAATTTCAAAGATGAGGATCTCAGCAGTCTTGGTTGGCTTGATAAGAACCTTGGTCCAGAGTTCATTACGATCAACTCTGATTGGAGTATTCACAGTCTCGTCACAGACAACACGGAACTCGGTGATGCCTCTGCGTCTGCGAATGTCATCAAGGAAGGGGTTAAGAACACCTTCGATTTGTGCCCAGGTGAACTCATCGTTAGGCTCGAAGACAAACCTCTGAGTGGAGAGGAGAATGATCTTGCGAATGTAGATCATCAGTCTGCGAACATTAATACGGTCAAGAGCCGTGGGAGCACGCTGGGTGGTTCTTTGGCCGAAGATAGTGATGCCCTGCTGTGGGAAGTTGACGATTGGGTTGACAACATTACCACCGCTGTAAAGGCTGTCTCTATCACCTTGGTTGAGCTTGACCTCAGTTTCGGTTGGCTTAGTTAGGCGACCTCTGCGGAAACCAGCAGGAGCAAACCAGCTATCAGCAACTGCATCAGTGAAGGCCATTTGTCTTGCACCGAAGATAGAAGGATCTAGGAAGCGATCCTTGCCATCAAAGATGGAGAAGACTTTAACATGGGGCCAGTAGAGAGCAGCGTAGGAGCTATTGATTGCAGAAGTTCTAGAGCCAGCGGTGCTGGAAGACTTGCCGTTTGACCAGTCAATTGCATCCTGAACAGTTCCGATTGCGTAAGGTGGAGCAAGCAGAGCCAGGAAGTTTTGTGTAGTCTCAGCAAGAGTAACCAGAGCATTTTGAACACTCTCAGTGTAAACTCCAGGCACAAGAGCGATGCCGATGTTTAGAAGAGGATCATCAAGAGCTTGCATACCAGTCTTGGGATCTTGGGTAGCGTCACCAATTAGAGCAGTTGCTTGATCTGAATCATCTCCGTTGGTTCCACCAGTTAGATTCTTACTAGCGGTTTCAATAAGCTTGAGGAAACGACCGCCTCCCTCAGAACCGAGGCTATAAGTATCAGCAGTTCCAACACCATTAGTAACAGAATCTGGAAGTCTTTGTTGAACTACTGCGAACTGCCCACCCCCGAATAGGGTCGTTGCTTCTCCAGTAAAGTCTGTTAGCTCAGTTACGGTTGCGTCTGCCTTATCTTTAGTTAGATTACCTTTGATAATATCCGATGTGGTGTCAGTTTCTCCTGTATTAATTACATTCTCTAGGAAAACTCCAGAACCAACAAAACTAGCTTTGAAGGTTTCTTCTGCAACTCCATCTTGGTTTACGATAACACTAAAGTTTTGTGAACCTAAACCTCCAATGGTGATTGAGTTTCCACTAGTATCGCCATTAGTCTTTGTTCCTCCGTTATAGCCCTTACCAGGGTGAAGACTTTCAATCAGATAGGCAGTAGATGATCCGTCTGATGCTGTTGATGAAAGTGTAGAACCGAAAGCTTTGATGGATGATAGTAAAAGACCTGAAGCTCCAAAAGCGGCTCCAGTAGAGCTTGCGTGAGTAACAGGCATGAGGCAGTTAAAGCCGTTGGCTTCACTAAAAGTAGTTCCAGTGCAAGCGGAAACTGAAATAGAAGCGCCTGAACCAGCGTAAGCCCCAACAAGAGCACCAGATAAATCTAGGCCATCAGCTAATGCTGTTCCACGGAAAATACCAGCCTGATCTGCGTCTAAGCCACCCCCAATAACTTTTCTAAGTGCCTCTCCTTGAGTTCCAGCAGAATTTCTTAAGATAGTAAAGTCTTTTCCAGCACCGCCGTTGTTAGTGAACTTAGCAACATTGTTATGGTCATAGACCTGAACTCTTAGAGTGACATCGTAATCAACCTGCGAGGCACCAATGCCTTTTCTATAATCCTCTTTGTTCGAAACTCCTGAAACAAGGATGGCTGGGCAACTTCCGAGCGTCATTACGGCAGAAGCATCGGCTGCATTATCATTTGCAGCACGAACAAAGTACAGTGAGTTAGTAGTTTCAAGAATCTCTAACGCACCTTCGAGCCCCTGACCTTCAATATCCTCGCTAGGATTACCGAAAGTCTTTACAAGCTTGTTTTGATCTGTAATCAGAGTAGCTTTGTTAGTTGGACCCTTAGAGGCAAAACCAACGATACCCACGATTGAGGTATTAATCGAGGGAGCGAAATCTGAGATGTCTTTTTCAATGGTGTAAACACCAGGGCTCACATAATTAGGCATAACTTAGTCCTCACGCATTAGAGATTTTAAAAATCCTGCGACGATGCAGGGTTTTGATCTGTTCAGTAATGTAGCCCTCGGGAACCACGATGGTCTCCCCAGGCTTCATGTTTTTTTCTAAGCACCCCGTTTCAGTGTTAAAGAAAACAACAATGGCTTGCATACAATCGTTCTTTACTACCTTCATAACTAATCCTCTCTTTATTATGTACTATACTAAACTACTGTTTATGAAACTTTTTTACCCACAACTATTAGAAACTACAACTCGTATTGTGGGGGCAGAGTTTTGTTCATTAGGCTCTGTAACTGTCTGATAAATATCAGGGTATACACCAAATACATACTCGCCTATTGAAGTAGTATAAGTTTGTGGGAATACAAATGTACCATTAAAAGTTCCTCCTGGGGGTAGCGCCTGTACGCTTTGGGTGCCCACTAATTGAGCATCGGGATAAAGCTCTGCTGCTTGGACTGTAAGGATGGCTACATCAGGTGCGTTTGTAACATCTGTAAAGCGCCAGAATCCAACATCAAATGGTTGAGAAGTGTCTTGACCATTGTTCTTTACTGAGTAGCTATAAGTAATATTTGGAGGGGGAGGAGGTATAGTAACCCCAACACCAGTATCTTCATTACAATACCAATATGCATTTGTCATATTCGTTGGAGGATACTGGCCTGTTCCAGAGGCAAACACAGTAACCTCACCACTACCGTAGTTCGTAGTAAAACTAGTAAGAATAAGATCAGGCTTGGGAGCGTCTCCTGTAGAGATAGATTCTCCAGTTTCGGGATCAACATCCCCTAAGAATCCTGTTCCTACATTTACTTTAGTAAGAGTTGATGTCGTAACTGGAGCAGAGTGAGGGGATAATCCGTGACCCGCTACTGCATCTCCTTCTAGAGATAACTTCTTTCCCTCTACGAAAACATTTTGAGATCCAGGCCCAATAATTAATCCGACAGCAAGATCGACCTCAACTCTTGAGGCACCCTTGCCTTCAAAAAATACCCTAGTGCTACCTGTCTGTACATCTCCGCAGGTGGCAGGGGCCTGTGCGTTAGAAGGCTTAGGCATTAACCAGTTTGTATCTTAAACTCTTCAATCTCGCCTGTAGAAGTGACGAGAAACTTTGGACTAGGAATGTAGGTTCTCAGAGTGATATTCATTTGCTTCTTAATAATCCTATCATCCTTGTCATTAGCAGTCATTGTGCCTACTGCCTCCTCAGATTCGAGAAACGCTTTTGCCAAGGTTGAGTATTCTGTAGGAACATTCATCTCTGGGTTGAACTTGAGACGAACTTGCTCCAGTATTTGATCCATGTCTGACATGTATTTGCACCAGATGTTTAGCTGGTAGTTAACATTGACAGGTCGAGGTGCTAGGCTTAGTATGCGAACGGC